TCTCCGATCTCACTAGGTAAACGCACCGCACAATTAACTACAGCACTTGCGCACTCTTGCGCTTTCTTTTCTCCAACACCGCTTTCATCATTATCAAGTGCTAATATAAATCTAGCACCTGTGAGCGCACGTAATTTAGAGGCTGCATCCAACAAGAAGTTGGCACTAAATACGCACGCTACAGGAATCTGGGTAGCTTCATAAACTGTTGCAGCTGTAGAGTAACCCTCTACTAATATTAATTTTTCTATCTTTGGTAATTCGGTAAGCGTTGTACCAATTAAAAATACATTACCTTTGATTTCTGACGCTGAAGCAAATCTTTTCTCCCCTTTTTTATCAATGTATTGTAGAGAACGAAGTTGACCTGTAGTAGAATATACAGGAACAATTAATCTTCCATTTAATTGCTTCAACCCATAACTTTTAACTTTTTTATTCGTGAGATATTCATGGTCAATGGCTTCGTGGCAAATTTTAAATCGTTCTTGTACCTCAACTGCAACTTCATCTTGTTTTTGTTGCCTTACCTTACGAGACTTAGCACTAGCCTCTTCCATTTGTTTTTGTAATTCTTGACGATCTACAATGCTAAGTTGGTTAGTGTCTATGCTTGACCACTTCCCTTCAAAGCCTGTTTTCCAATTACCATAAGTGCAGAACATGTGTCCGCCAACCTGGTTGATTGCATAATAACCAGACTTTTGACCGCCTGTATCTGGTTTACCGCCTATTGCTTTTACTGGTACTCGTATAATCTCGCCAGTAATTTCTAAGAAGTCTACAAGCAATCCCTGTGCTTGCATCTCGTTTATTAAATCGTTTGTACTCTTACCTGTGCTAAAGCCTAAGTCGTTATAGAGTATGTCCTTTTTCAGGTACTTTGTTAAATCCATTTGCAGCTCTCTCATCATCTAACTGCGCTTGCACATTCGCCCAGTTTAGATATTCCCTAACAATAGTAGTAAAGATTCTTTTTCTGTTAGCCCTCTCCCATTTATGTAAAGGCTTCTGATCTTCTTTGTTTGCTAGTTCTAAATATATATCTTTGGTTTGTGCTATGGAATATTCTATCCCCTCGTCATTTAGTTGTGCTTTGTTTGGTAGTCTTTCTCCCTTACCAATCTTTTTTAAATGAGCCATACAGCACGCTCCAAGCCAGTAATCTCCATCTTTGTAGAGAAGTGGCCCAGCTGGTGCTTTACAATATGCGCACAAGCTAGGCCTATTTTTACCATCAAAATGGAACATCGTCATCACTTGCATCTGTTGATTCTACAGAAGCAAGGTCAGCTTGCGATGGACCAGTTTGTATATTGTCATTGACAGGTTCTGGCTTTACATTTGTTGCCTGCCAAGTTCTACCCCAATCCTCATTAATCTTTAGATAACCATTTTCATCTTTGATTAATTCAGCTGATACACTCTTACCCATAAAGGCAGTTGATGTATCTTTTGGTGGTTCTTTCAATCCCATCGCTTGCGCCATAAGTAGCATTGATTTAACACCACTATCAACATACTTAGGATTATCGTGACCAACAGTAAAGGTATGATTTAGTCTTATGCCTGCGCCATCTATTTCAAAATACATTTTGCACCCACGCCAACCGTTTCTACCTTCTATTAGTTCTTCTTCTTCGCCTTGCCAATGCAGAACGTGCCTACCTGGCTCAACAACTGACTTGCCTTCGTTTGAGGCATCTACATTAAAATTTGTTAAATCCATTTCTTACTCCTTTTTTATTTGATCCAACATTTATATTCTGAACAATCCTCTTCTTTCTCCCCACAATAATTACAATATCCATCTTCATATTGTGGTTTGTCATCACAGTAATGTTCGTTAGGTTCACCATCTCTCATTTCAACATCTGCTCCCTGATGGCTGACCAATCAAAAGGCATCTCTGCATCTAAGCCAAATCTATTCTTAGCTTGAAAGCCTGGTGTCTCTTGGGTAAAGATAGTTCTATCGCCTTGCTTTAGTTTAGTAGTCATACCACCACCTTTACCTTTTACTTGAATAGTACCAATCTTGTAATTAGCAAAGAATACAGCATCACTATGTTCTATAACTAAGTCAGCTGCTTTTCTATGTAATTTGATTTGGTGTCTATCATGCGGTTCGCTTGACGGATCTTCATATCTTTTTACTTCGTTATGTGCAATCTGCAAGATAGTAAAACCTTTTGCTCGCAAATCATTTAATAAAGATAGATATTCTTTCCATACTTCTAAAGTAACAGCATAACCTTTACCGTAAGCTGGTGAGCTTATATCTGGCCAACCATTCTTAGCGCAAACGTGTTCGTGCATTAATGTTTCTAACCAATCTAAACTATCTATACAAACAGTTTTGTATTCTGATTTTTCATTTATTAATGCTTTTAAGTTATCTTCAAATTCACTATAGGTTTTTGCTACAGGAAAGTGAGCGCACTCAATCTTACCAATACCATCCTCTGCTTGCACAATAATAGTTTTATTCATTGTTGCAGCAAAAGACGTTTTCCCGATGCCACCAGGTCCGTACAACACCATTATTGGCGGTTTCAACCGAGCCTTCTGTCTTATATTAGCTAACGACATTACTGCACCTCTATCTTTGGCTCATCTTCTGCTGGCTCTAATATGTTTTTCATACGGGCCTCATAAGCTGATAACAGAGTGTTTAAATCATCAATGTCATTATTAGCTTTAATAATAAATTCATCTCTGATTTGTTTCTTCTCCTGCCAACGCGCCATTAATTGTTTTGCTTCATCTGGCATTTCACTTATCTTGTGTTCCTTGCCATCGTCTGCAAACTTAATTGTTGGTTCTTCAACAGTTTCAGTTTTATTTTCTTTAACCATTTTGTTCTCCCTTTTGGTTTTGTTTATAAGTATCACATACCTCTTTAGCATTACACCAACGGCAACCGTCTTTACTATAGTTGTATGTCGGTATTTCTTCGTAGCAAGCTTCAGCAGCTGGCTTCAAAGTTTCATAAGCCCATTCAACTAAATTAATAGCTGATATGGAGTATGATCGGATATGACCATCTTTATGCCAACCTCTTGGTTGTACGATAGTCATTTGCACCGTACAGTCATCGCCGTATCTTGACAATGCTCCTAGTGCATAAATTCGCATTTGTGGGTTGTCAGCTTCTACTGCCCACTTACCAGTTTTGAGATCTATTATTTCTATGGTGTCTTTACCAATTAGGATAGCATCTGCTGTCCCCCATAAATCTTCGTGTATTTCTGGCATATTAACTTTTTCTTCAATTAATGGTCTTGCTACATCAAGCTCCATCATTCTTTTGTCTATGTAATCTACATACACTTTTGCACAGTCAATCATCTCTTGGTCAACTGTCAAATCAAAATCTTCTACATGGTGGGTGGTATCAAGATAATATTCTTCTAAGGTAAGATTATTTAATCTACCTTTAAGTAGTGTCTCTACCATTTCGTGGATTAATGTTCCTGTCGCTGCTGGTATACCTACTTTATATTCTACTTCCATACTTGCAAGTAGTTGTGGCATACCTGGACACGCCATCCATATCTTTGCTGCTGATGGACTTAACTTAGCGTGTGCCATGGACAGAAATATAAGAGTCTTGTTCCATTCTTTTCACATCATCAAGATCGTATTTAATCTTACCACCAATCTTAAAGTAGTTAGGACCTTGCCCTCTGTACCTTCTATTGTCGATTGTTTTCTTGCTGACACCCCATCTCTCTGCTAGTTCGTCAACTTCAATGGTATTAGATATGTCAAAATTCTTTTCTAATATTTCCATAAATTTCCCTTTTATTAATATTTTTGTTTATACTAACACAATATTACTAATTATGTTAATATTATTAAAAAAAAGTGGAGAAATTTATGAAGAATACAACTATATATGCGCATACAAATATAGGGAAAGAAGAGGACTGGGACCAAGAAATAGATGCTCTTGCAACCAACAACCAAGTAGCTGGCACACATTATAAGAGTGCAAAGATACAACCTATTGATTATATATATGCTAACAACTTGTCTTATAACCTAGGTAGTTGTTTGAAGTATATAACCAGAAGTAAAGGAGAGAAACAAGATAGGGTGACTGACTTGTTAAAAGCCAAACACTTTATTGATCTTGAATTACAGATGGTTTACGGAACAGATGCAAAAGGTAATAATATAGGAGATTATTCTGTAGAAGTTTCTCTATAACCATGAGGTAACTATGAACTTATATGAGTTTGATGATCGAATCTTAAAAGAAAGAAACGGAAGAAAACCAATATATGTAAACAAACATCTTGCTAAAAAGTTTAAGGATTTTTGTAAGAGTGAGCAGAAAGAGCCACATAAGGTAGCTGAATACTTGTTATCTTTAGGTATTAATTCTGTAAAACATTATGAAGAACCTAAAGTGTCTGTTGACATCGAAGCTCTTTAAATAGGTTTTTGACATTTGTTAGCGAATCAGTCGCTTGCATCTCTTCGTCTTTAATAGTTTTCTGTTTACTGCCGTCTGGAAAAGTAAACATAACCTTTTGCGGATTTAATGCAACCAAAGCATACACGTCTATTGCATCTTTATCGTATTCTCTTTTCTTGGTAAACGAACCACGTCTGAAGTCATACTCCCATGACACTCTATGGTTTCTTATTTTAGATTGTGTTTTAACTTGGCATTTATATAGCGTGTGGTCTACGTCAAAGATGATGTCTGCTTCTGCGCTATGCGGAACTACCATTACAGTATCAGCGTATAAAGAAAGTAGCGAGGCTACTAAGTACTCTCCAGATCGGCCAATTCTTTCCGATTGGCGTGGCATGATGTTATTGGGTCGTTGGCTCTTGTTGTACTTGTTCTGACACTAAAGGCACGGCTGGTTGTACTGCAAGCGCGCTAGGTGGTACAGGTGAGTCAGGTAATTTAGGTATTTTATTTAAAAACTTTTTCATAAACTCTTCTTTTTTGCCTGAAACATTTTTGCTTGCACTTCTAAATAAACTCTTATCAAACGGATTAGATAAGAATTGATTTAATAATCTTAATAAACCAAATCCAGCAAAAGCACCGACACCTCCGCCAGCACTTATACCTGTTGTACCAATCAATGCTGTAGGGCCTAATGATTGTGCAGATCTTAACAAACCAGACCTAAGTATAAATGTATTAACATCAGGTAATGCTTCTGGAAATTGTTTTAATATATTTAAAAACTCGTATAAATCTTCAGCCTTTGTAAACTGATAATCTTTTAATAATTCTTGTGTTGCCGCATATCTCTTACTTTTTAAATTATCAAAACCAAGTTCGTTGTATAACTTGCCAAAATTTCTTTTTTCACTTTTTAAATATTTGTTAAATAAATCATCAAGGTAATTAGCAGCCAATTCATTAACCTTTCTAGTTCCTATAATATTTTTTAACTCTTTTACTGATTCTGGTGATTTAGCATCACTAAATGTTTTAAAGTACAAATCTTCTATTCTTTGTGATGGTGGTCTACCAACACCAGGTCTTAAAGCTCCCCTACCTAACGCTTTTTGGAACTCTTTACCAGTTTTACCTTCAACTACAGCCATATATTCTTTAAATAATCTGTCTCCAGCAGCCATTAATCTTCCTGCTTGGTCTTTGGGGTCACGCAATTGTTTTTTCATGGTATCTTGTAGAGCTGTAATCGATCTATAAGCATAGTTGTTAGGAACAGAACCCTTTGCTGGGTCATATTTTTTTGCTAAATTTGTTAGCTTTGTATCTAATGCTTCGACATCATTGTATGAAAGTTTTGGTTGTACTTGTGTTACACCTCTTCTGCCCATAACAAAGTCTGACCTATACAGTCTAATTTCATTAAACAAATCTAAAACATCTTTGGGAGCATCTGTAAATCTGCTTTTTGGATAAACAGTATTTACTGTTCTTACTAAATTAGTTGTATCAAAAAAATTACCTTTCTTTTTATTTAATTCTTTTGCTTTTCTATAAACAGATGTATAGGAGTTTCTCCAATCTTTAAATGATTGCATACCAAGTTCTTTAATCATTTTTGATCTTTCTACTTCTGTTAAAGGGGTTTTTTTAGCTGTAGGTGATATTCTTTTGCTTAATGCTTTATCAACTTGTTCAAAAGTTTTAGCTAACTGTTTTTGACCAGGCGCACCTGCTAAAGGCATACGACTTGTTAAATTATATATACCTCTTACAAAAGGAGATGTGCTTGCTTGACCAAGAGAAAGATCAATACCCTCGTCAGCTAATTTAACAGCTTGTTCTGCTGCTTCATCAGTAATACCCATCTGTCTTTCAAGAAAAGACAATGTACTATCTGGGTCACTTGATTTTTTTACAGCCGCTTCTTTTGCTGCTTTTGCTTTATCGACAATTTTAGTTACTGCTGGTTTTAATGCTTTACCAGCAACAGGAACTGCAACTGTTAAACCAGTATCAATAGCACCTGTTATTGCAGCATCTTTAATTCTTTCACTTGCGCTTGGTGCTGGCATATCAGGAGCTAACAAATCTCCTAGAAAATCTGCTGCTAATGAACCGCTACCAGATCCCACTCCTGCACCTGCGCCTGCGCCTGCAATAATACCAGCTGGTCCTGCTGGCGCACCTGCTATACCACCAACAATAGCACCACCAACTCCACCAACAACTTCTAAAAATCCTTCTGCCCAAGATGGCAACCTGCCTGGATAATCTTTAGGGTCTATGAGGCCAAGCTCTATACCTATATTTCTTGTTTTAGCATAGTAAGTTTTTGCATCTATTTTTCCATCTTGCAATAACTTATAACCATCAGATTTTATTTCGTTAAAAACCTGTTGTTTATTTTCTGCTTGTTTTAATTGTTCGTAAGTTACAGCCATTATTTATAAACTACTGTCCTTGTTTAAGAATAAACTAGAATATTTACCCTCGGAAACAAACTGCTCTGGTTTTAGAGTTTCTTCTTTTTTGCCTTTTAATGACAATATAGCTGCATCTAATTTTTTAGACAATAAAATGCTTTTATTTAATTCATCTCTGTAAGCATTTTTTGTTGCATCATTTAATATGCTAGAGTTTAAACCTTCTTTTAAACCATTTATTCTAGCGTCAACTTGGTCCTTTATGTTTTCGTATTTTTCTCTTGCGTCAGCGTGTGATGTCGCTGCGCTCATAGGCAAATTACCTTTTATGTTTTCATAAATTAACATATTTGGTTTACCAGTAAAATCAGCTGCCAAATTAGCTAAAATTTCTGTGTTTAAACTGTTTCTTGCTCTTACCGCTGCGCCAGTTTTAGGATCAATGTCAAAACCAGCAATTCTGGTTGCTTTACTAATACCCTCTTGTAAGGCATCAACAGGTCCAAAAGCTTGATCTAAATCTGCAAAAGTATCTAAAACACCTGTTTCTTTTGCTGTTTTTTCAATATTTTGCTCTACGCTTTCAATAATTTGTGTACCAGACATATCTTTTTGTCTTAGTTCCATGACATCTTTTGGTGTAACCCCTGCTAAAATTAAATTTATTTCTTGGTCTGTAAAGCCAGCTCCTTTTAATCTTTGTATTTGTTGTTGTGAACCTATAGCACTTTCTTCTAATTCTTGTTGTCTTAAATAACCTTGTTGCAAACCTCTTTCACCAAATAACTCATACATTTTTGCAAGCTCAGGATTTGTTTGTGCAAATTCAGATAATTTTTGTTGTCTTTGTTTTTCTTGTTCTTGTCGTTGCTGTGCTTGCAACATAGCCTGTCTTTGCATAGTACCAGCAATAGGATCTCTTCTTCCAAACACATCTGATAATGCACTTAAAGCCAATCCTACTTGTTGCTGTCTAGCAGATGGAACACCAGTTGGTTGCTGTGTTGTAGGCATTTGTAAATTTTGTGTTGGTATACCTCTTGACATTATCCTACGCCTCCAAATAGACCGCCTTGGCCAAAAGCACCACCTAATGCCAATGAACCAAACAATCCAGCTGCGCCACCCAATACATCTCCAAGTCCTGTGCTTTGTTTACCAGTTTGTGTTGTTGTAATTAATGGTGTACCCATACCAGCTTGTAATAAACTAACTTGTTGTGGTCCGTAACCAAGCGCTCTTTGGAACTCGCCTCTTTGAGCATCTATAGCTCTTTGTTGTAATGCTTGTTGTTGTGCGCCTATACCGCCTAATAAACCTAATTGTTGTAGTTGCTGTCCTTGTAAACCACCTAATAAACCTGCCCTCTGCGCACGCGCCTGCATTTCTAATTGTGGTTGTGTTAATGCAGCTCTACCAGCAATATCTAAACCAGCTAACTGTCTTTGTTGCTGTAGCTGTGCTTGTTGCATACGTCTTTGCTGTCCTAGCTCTGCACCAAAGATACCTGCTTGTTGACCAAGCTGTGCTTGTTGTAAAGCTCTTTGTTGTTCTTGACCAGCACCAAATATGCCTAACTCTTGTTGTCTTGCTATATCACGCTCTGCCGCCGCTTGCGCCTGCTCAAAGCCTCTTTGCCTTCCTTCAATAGCAGTTCTTTGCATTGCCTCTGCGTAAGGTCTTTGTGATTCTGCTTCTAATAATGCAGATCGTGAACCACCAAAAGCACCTGCTCTGATTGCTCTTTCTTGCGCACCGCCACGCGCTATATCAGCTTGTCGCTGTATATCTTGCATAGCTAAATCTATAACTTGTTGTTGATAAGGTGATTGATATGCACCTATGTCTTGACTTAATAAACCTCTAAACTGTGGAGTAGATACAGGACCTATCTGTGCTGCACCTGGAGCTTGTGTTGCTTCTATCGTTGGCGCTTGAAAACCAGTAACAGGTTGTATGGTAGGTCTAAACTGATCTTGCGCCATACCTTGTAAGGCTTGTGTTGGGTCATAACCCATACCTGTTTCAAACATACCTCTTGTAGCTTGAAACTGTCGCAGTTGGTCTGGTGAGAAACCAGCGACCATTGGGCCTGTATAGGGTAAGAATGGTTGTTGTGCTACGCCTCTAGCTGCACCAAACAGTTCTTTAAACTGTTGCTCTTGGAACGCTGGTAAACTTGCTTCTTGTACTGTTGTGGTTTTTCCTTTACTCATAAGTCTTTTCTAATTAAATGTTCTGTCTCAAATCCTAGATGTTTTATCTTTCTAATCCATCCTTTTCTACCGCCACCGTATAATCTTTTAATACCTGCGGCTTTTGCAAATGCTTCTATTGATGGTAGCATTTCTTCTAATTCTTCGTAATCACCACCACAAAATAATAGATTCATTGCTTTAACTTGTGGATATATTACAAATTCTGTTATGTATGCAGACTTTTTGCCTGGCCATAAATGGAATATACCATGTCTTATTTTATCTTCTATATCGTCAATTGTATAGGAATCTTGATACTTTACAGCTTTTGCTATATAAGGCTTACACCTTTCCCATTCAATTTCCCAAGGATCTTTTTTCGCTTGGTTTATATCAACTACTTTATTAGTCGCCTTTTGCATATTCGATAATACTTAATACTAAATGTATGTTTGCATGGTTTACTTGTGCTTTTAATATTTCGCCTTGTTGTAAAACAATACCTGCGTTTGTTTGCAATTCTTCAGTAGCGTGTGCTGATATATTTTTTTGTTTATATATAAAAAACTCATTTGAGCTTGTATCTGTAATGGACACATCTAAATTTGTTTGCTGATTACCATGATCACAAGCTAAAAAACTTTTTATGATAACAAAATCAAAATCGCCTCCGCTTGGTGCTGTATATATAGTTTGTTGTGTAGTAGCTGCAAAAGCATACTTAACATTAATTGCTCTTTGTATATACTGCCTTTGTGAGGATAGATCCATTATCTTCTACCTCTAGTTCTTACATTTAATCTTATATTACCAACTTGAAAATCTTGTGTTGTGCTACCTGTTACAGTCATTTGTACTTGTCTTGCTGTAAACCTAGCATCGGTATATCCATCATTTTCAAAGGTGAAACTACCAAAGTCTGTTTCGCTACCTAATGGGGTAAACTTACCTTTAAAACTTATCGTTACACCTGGTAATGTGTTTGCTTCTTCGTCTGGAATAATTTGATTACATTGCACATAGTTATCACCGTTACCTAATTCTATTGGACCGCTTGTACAAAATGGTGCATCACTATTTAGGTTTGGTGAATTAGATAAAGTTGTTGATTCGTGTTCGTATATAAAACCGTTTGAATCACCAGCAATAGGAAAGTCAAACGCACCTTGGTCAATCCAACAACCTCTATCCATTGTTCCTATAGACCAGGTGTTTTCTAAGTAATTCCAAATAACATATTTGTTAGGTTTGTATATACCATCTCCGCTTGGAAAACCCCACCATATTTCGTTAAAGTTAGAGTTATGTCCACCCCAACAAGCTTTTCTTCCTGGTACGTTTAATTGGTCGTATACATAATCATGCACATCGCATTTAATTTCTCTTACAACACCATCGTAAACAAAGAAAGAGTTTTCACCCATCCACGCAAGAAAGTTTCCTGTTTGCACGACTGATCTTCTACTAACAGCTTTACAGTTAGAACCTGCTGCTGCGATACCATAAACAAACGGAGAGCCTACATAGCTCATTCTATCTATACCAGTATCACTAAAAATTATTACATCGTTTTGGTATTTAACTGCTAATAATGCACGACCACCTGTAGGTATTTGCACATCACCTGCTGTATTAGTAGCTTTAGATGTCCAAGTGTTTCTATCTTCTCTATCACTCCAAGATACCTTTCTAGGGTCTCCACCAGAACCGATAGCAACTAAATGTCTTTCATTAGTCACTAGAACAGCCTGACATCCTGTAGGAGCGTTTGTTACGACTGTACCTATGGTATCAGCTGTTCCGCCTGAAACTGGCCTCCATTTGTAGATTTTACCGTCACCAGAAAAACAAAAGACTAAATCCTCTCCCCAGTTATCAAAGGAGAAATGACCTGTATCAAGAGGTAGTCCAGATTGACTTCTAGCATCGCCATAATCTTCTACGTTATAGTGGTATGCACCATAACCGAGAGGATCATTAGAGGCATCGTTTACAAAACCAGCTGGTGTTATATCAGTCCAGGTATTATCGTATAAGACATATACCTTTTGTCTTGTACCTACAGCTAATATAGATGCACCTAGATTGTCCTTATAGGCATACATACCTATAGGCTCACCGTCTAGCGCTGTAGTTTTTAGTTTAGACCAACCACCAATAGGTTTAAGAAATCCGTTTTCAAAACGCACAAGATTGCCGTCAACCCAACGACCTTTGTTAGCATAGTCAGTACCGTTTTTGACTATGCCAGCTGGCGGAGTTACAGGCAATAGTGCCATTGTTTAACCTATAATTTTAGTAACGGATGTTGGTGTAATCTTTTCAGCTATCTGAGCATCTAGTCCAGATTTAAGACTTGTTACTTCATCAGCACCCATAGCTGTTTCTACCCAACCTTGAACGTCTGAAGCAGATAAGTCTGCAAAGGCTGTAAAGCTTGATAGATCTGAAGTATCTACAGATTGTGTGCCATAAACAGAAGCTGTGTGGTTGTTACCATCAGCATCTTGGTTAGCATCATCTTCTGCGGTTAGTCTCCAATGCACGTTGTAAACAACGTCACTTTGGCTGTTATGTGTAGGGTAAGTATCAACTGTTGAAACATCCCAAGTATATGATATTGCCATATTATTCTCCTTTATTAAATTGCTGCAATAATAAATGCTAGTAGTTCGCTATAACGTACCCCTAGTCTTGTTTGTTCTACTCCATCATCATCAGTCCAAGTGTTGCTACAGAACATAGCATAGTCACCTGCATCTAATCCTTCAGCAGTAAAAGCATCCTGTAAATCTTGAGCTATGATTCCAAAATGGATTCTAGCTTCATCACCTTTTTCTTCAACAGCAGATTGCCATCTAAACTTTCTTAATAATTCTTTAGCTGCAACAGCTACTCTTGTTTCTGCATCTGATAATTCTGCTATATCTTGTTTTTCGTTTCTGTCTGAAGTTTGGATTGTTCCGTTGGTTGCGTAGATATCATCAAATCTTGAGCCTGATGAACCTAAATCTATAGCATTATCTCTACCTGCATTTGTAGAAGTGTTATGAGGGGTAATTGCATCAGAACCATCTATAAATCTTAAACCAGTATCTCCTGTTCCAAGAGCCATATCTCCATCTTTAGAAGCAATACCTCCAACTACATTACCATCTTTTGCAAATCCAAGTATATTTCCATCAGCAGTAGACCTGTTTATATGCATTACATAGTTAGTATCACCTGAACCTAAAGAACGTGAAAAGAAACTACCATCGTCTCCTCTAAGGCTTGTACCAGCAGTTGTATTACTTACGCCTGGAATGGTTGTACTTGTTACACCCACCAACAAGTTGCCTGAACTATCAATACGCATTCTTTCTGAGCCACCAGTAAATAATCTAAAATCTCCATTAGGAATTACCATAGCTGGAGTGTTTTCATTG